CTGACCGATGCCGTAGGCAGCGGCAGGCAGGATAACAACCTAAAGCCGGAAGACTTCGTGCCTACCATGGCCGAAAAGCCCGAATCCAAGCCCATTTATAACAACCTGCGTCAAGTCCGCCAGTTCGAACGTATCGCCGCCTGTATCAATGGCGGGCAAAGCGGCTGCTCTTGCTACTCCGACCAAGCGACCAAGATAACGGAAGTGTCTCAAGACCTCTGCCGCCAATACGCTACCAACGGCTTACCGTTCAATCCCTATAAAGAGCCGGACAGTGAAAGGCAAAGCTCGCTTTCCGGCGATGGCCAAGCAGGCTACGGCCAGTCTGCATCCGTGCTGTCCTTGGGCGGTCAAGGAAAGCAGAATCTGGCCTATGCCGAATCTCAAAACATGGCGCAATAATCCACTGCCTTCCCGTTTATCGGGATGGTGGAGGATGAGGGAGGGGAAAACGGTTAGTGCAGCTTTTTTTTAAACGGCTATCGGTCTGGCTTCGGAATCGGTCGGGGTGCGATTGAGAGAGCAGGAATAAAAAACCAGTCAATACGGAAGCTTTGTAAAGACGTAGTGAAACGAAGTCTTTATGAATACCGTATTGACTGGTTTTTTATGGATGCTTCAATCGCAAAAACCCCGCCCGATGTAGAAGGCAGACCGATAGCCGTTTAATAAAGCGGAACGGATTGCTTGCAAGTTTGATTGTTTGTTTAGCCTAAAAAAAAAGAAAGAAAAAGGGTGGTTGGGTGGGAATAGATGCGTTAGGGATATTAACCCGCATGGGCAGAGACCCAGGCTCTGTTGTGTTGCCCGAATATTTGAGTGGCTTACAGAATTTTAGCCCG